AACCTGTCGCAGACGTGGAACAACTCGGTCGTTGCGTTCCGTGGGTTGCAATACAACGTCACTGATACTGCATCAAATGCGTCGTCGTTGCTGATGGATTTACAGGTAGGTGGGGTAAGTAGAGCCCGAATAAATAAAGCTGGGGCTTTATTTTTGCCTGATGGTAGTAATTCAACTCCAACGCTTGCGTCAACTGCAAGCGTAGATACTGGATTTGTTAATAACTCCAATTCACCATACATAACATGTGGGGGAAACCCCGTAATTCGATTTTCTAGCGGTAATTCTGCTTGGGTAGATACAAGATTTGGGTTTACTTCCGGCGGAGTCCACGCAAATAACCCAGACACGTTTCTCAGTCGCCGCGGCGCAGCCAACCTCCGCTTCGGTGCAGCAGACGCAGCCGCTCCTGTAGCACAGACACTGAGCGTACAGTCCGTCGTCGCGGGTACGAGCAACACTGCTGGTGCGAACCTGACGATCACTGGGTCTCAGGGGACGGGTACTGGTGCGGGCGGAAGCATTATCTTCCAAGTTGCACCTGCTGGTTCAAGTGGGACGGCACAGAATGCGCTCAGCACTGCGCTGACGATTTTACCAACAGGCGTAACCGTTGCATCACAACGTCTTCAAGTAACTGGTAATACTGCCCCAACAACTGGAACGGGGTTTGAATTTGGATACAATTCTGTCATACCTGAAGGGGTCATGGTTGTTTATGACCGAGGCGCATCAGTATATAGGCCGTTTAGAATTGATGCCTTAACTGTTTCCATTAATCCAACTACCGGCGGCGCGGTATCTGTAGGGGCCTTAAGTTCTACAGCCGCGGCTCTTTCATATAATTTTGCAGTGGCAGGAACTTCAGGGTCAAATTTAATTGGAGAATACAGAGGAGCTTATTCTTCCTCAGTTGGCGCGACAATATTACTGTACGCCAATGCGGGGTCCGCGATTACATCTGGCTCTCGTATGGGTTCTTTATCGTTTGGGGCGGCTAGTTCTGCCTCTGCGCTAAGAAATTCCGCAATTATTACAGGATTCGCAACAGAAAACTGGGTAGATACTTCTGCTTACGGTTCACGTCTTGAGTTTGGCACGACGGCAAACGGCTCTACCACCCGCACAACTCGTCTGATTATCGGCAACAGCGGTATCATTACGCTTGGCGCAACTGAAGCTAATACGGTTCCGGCTCTCAAGCCATCCAGCACAATCCTTCAAGTTCGCTTGGCAGACGACAGTGCATACGCACCTGTAGAAGCATCTACTGTGCGTACTGCTGTTGCTTACACAGTTGCGACCTTGCCTGCCGCTGGTACTGCGGGTAGACGTGCCTATGTAACGGATGCAACTGCACCGACATGGCTTGGCGCTTTGACAGGCGGTGGGGCGGTTGTGACGCCAGTATTTGATAACGGAACCGCATGGGTTGCGGGCTAAATTAAGGGGGAACCTATGGAACCTAAGTTGACGATTGAATTGACTGCTACGGAAATTCAGAACCTTGGCGCATTGCTTGATGCGGCTGTAAAAGCCACAGGCATTCAGGGCGGCAAGGTGGCTGTGCCGATCATTGAAAAACTTGAGGCTGCTGTTGCCGCGCACAATGCTGCCAACGCACCTAAAGAAGAAAAGGAAGCAGCATAATGGCAAAGCCGTCCCTGACACAAGAACAGGTTTTAGCCTTGTTTGAGTACAGGGACGGCAAACTTTATTGGAAAAACGCCGTTCTGTCTGACGCAGATAAATTGACGGCTTCCGATAAAAGGCATTTGCTTCTAGCAGGAAAACGAGTCGGGTCTGATAATGGGGCAGGATATTTAAGAACAAGCTATCGTGGAAAACGTTATTATGTCCATCAGTTAGTGTTTTTAATGTTTCACGGGCGTACGCCAAAATTGCTGGATCATATTAACGGCAATCGCATGGACAATAGAATTGAAAATCTTAGGGAAGTTACGCCTACCCAAAATTTAATGAATACCTGCGTGAGAAAAGATAACACTTCTGGGGCAAAAGGTGTCTATTGGAATAAAAATGCCCAAAAATGGAATGCCCGAGTGCAGGTAAACAAAAAAGAAGTTAGCCTTGGGCTATATGATGATTATGAGTTAGCGTGTTTGATGGCGCTTGGAGCCAGAGAAACGTATTACGGTCAGTTTTTAAGGAGAGTATGATGGCAGTATCCTACGCGTGGGCGGTTAATTCTATGACGGCATACCCCGAATACGAGGGGGAACAAGATGTTGTTTTTCAGGTATCTTATGTCCTGTCAGCAACTGACGGCGAAGGCCATAACGCAGCCACCTACGGCACAGTTGATGTGACCTATGAGTCAGGCACACCGTTCACGCCATACGAAGACCTGACCCTTGAACAGGTCAATGGTTGGGTAGCCGCTGCTCTCGGTCCTGAAGGTGTTGCAAAAGCCGAGGCTGACTGCGACGCCCAGATTGAAGCGCAAAAGGTGCCCGGCCCCGTCACGCCCGATTTGCCGTGGAACGCCCCAGCACCTGCACCTGAGCAACCAGTCAGCGAGTAAAAAGTGGCCTTCTCTGCATTCCAGCCAAATGCCTTTCAGGCCAATGCCTTTCAGTCTGCCATTGTTGCAACTGTCACAGGTGTTTCGGCCACGGGATTTGTCGGGAGTGTAACACTTGACCTTGAGACCCTTGCCACAGTGTCAGGGGTCTCAGCTTCTACCTTTATTGGATCTGTTGATATTTCAGCAGATATGATATTCTCTATTACGGGTGTTTCTGCGACAGGATACATCACCCCGGTTCTTGTCTGGGGTCCGATTATCCCGTCTCAGACACCAAATTGGTCTGCACTAAGTCCGTCTCAAGTTCCTTCTTGGTCAAATCTAAACCCATCTCAAAGTCCGAACTGGACATCGATAAACATCTAGAGGTTAGCTCATGGCAAGTACCTACTCTACCAATCTAAAACTCGAACTCATGGGTACGGGCGACCAATCCGGAACGTGGGGAGATACAACCAATACAAACCTTGGCACTCTTCTTGAGCAGGCCATTGTCGGCTATGAGACACAAGCCATCACAGATGGTGCCGATACTGTTCTGACCATTGCCAACGGCGCAAGTTCAACAGCCCGTAACTATGTTCTTCAGTTGACAGGCGCTCTGACAGCAAACCGGAACCTCATCGTTCCTGCGATTGAGAAGTCCTATATTATCCACAACGCCACGACCGGTGGTTTCTCTGTTACGGTAAAAGTGTCAGGTCAGACCGGTGTCACGGTCGCCAACGGCAAACGCGCCCTTGTCTATAACAACGGCACAGACATCATCGAGTTTGCCAACGCTCCTGTCACAGAAGCTGGTACGCAGACACTAACCAATAAGACAATAAGCGCCGATAACAATACTTTGAGCGGCATTGCTGCTTCTAGTTTTGTTCTTTCCAACGCATCAGGAAATATTGATGGTGCGGCGGCGCAGAAAGCTATTCCTACAGGCGTAGTCGTTGGGGACACAGACAGTCAAGCTCTCACCAACAAAACAATAAGCGCAGACAGCAACACACTAAGCGGCATTGCTGCTTCTAGTTTTGTTCTTTCCAACGCATCAGGGAATATTGATGGTGCGGCGGCTCAAAAAGCTATTCCTACGGGTGTTGTGGTTGGAACAAGCGACACTCAAACATTGACCGGTAAAACTATTAATGGTGCCAACAATACGTTGACTGTCCGTCTCGCCAATGATGTGTCGGGCACTCTGCCAGTTGCGAATGGCGGCACAGGCGCGACGACGCTTACAGCAAACAACGTCCTGCTCGGCAACGGCACATCGGCTTTGCAGGTGGTCGCGCCAGGCACGTCAGGAAACGTGCTGACTTCGAACGGTACGACTTGGGCGAGCGCCGCCGCTCCGGTGAGCGGTGCTTGGGAAAAGGTCGCCGTGACAACTGTGTCAACGGCTGTTGCACAGGTAGATTTTACCAATCTCGGTTCCTATGCTGCTCTTCGTGTCACGCTTAATAACGTCCGGCCTTCTACTGACGACAGAGCCCTTTACATGAGGTTGTCTAGCGACAACGGTGCTACATTTATTTCAACCAGCACCTATTTTACCGAAAGCGCCTCTGTCCAATCACAGTGGCTTCTGACACAAGGCTCACAAGATTTTGTTGGAAGTGCTGCAGGTGATGGTGGTTTTGCGGCTTGTTATGACTTTAACAACTTCAACATCGCGCAAAAAACAATCGGCGGCGGTTTTTCTGTGTGGTACACTACAGCTGGTGCTCCTAATGATGATAAATCGGCTTGGTTTGCTCACACAGCCCAAACAGCAATGAACGCTATCCGCTTCTACTTTTCGTCTGGAAACATTGCAGCAGGAACAATTCTTGTTGAAGGCTGGACGGGTTCGTAAGGATTGATGACATGCAAAAACTTGTAAATGGTGAACTTGTAGATATGACTGAGCAGGAGATTGCAGAATTTCTTGCTGAAGCCGCAGCCGATGAAGCTAGTAGGGTAGATCGTCAGTGGGAAGCACTAAGGAGTGAGCGCAACAATCGCTTAAGTGTTACTGATTGGACCCAAGTAGCCGATGCACCCGTCAACCAAAGTGCATGGGCAACTTACCGCCAAGCGCTTCGCGATCTTCCTGCAAACACAACTGACCCCTTTAATCCAGTATGGCCCGTTAAACCCTAACAATTAAGGGGCAGTTAAGTGCCGCTTCAAAAGCTCCAGTTTCGACCCGGCATTATCAGGGACGTACCAGCCTATACCAATACAGGCGGCTGGTACGACTGTAATCTTGTGCGCTTCAAGAATGGTTTCCCGCAAGCAATCGGCGGATGGCAGAAGTACTCGAACAGCCAGTTCAACGGCGCATGTCGTGATCTGATTACATGGGTTTCGCTTAACGGCACAAACTATGTCGGTGTCGGTACGACCACGAAGTATTATGTCGAGAAGGGTGGTAATCTTGATGACATCACCCCGCTTCGTGACACAGTAACACTTACCGGACCATTCACGGCAACTAATGGCAGCACAACTCTGACTGTCACGGACGCTAATCACGGCTGCGATGTCGGTGACTTCGTGACATTCTCTGGTGCCACAGGTCTTGGAGGCAATGTCACAGCAGCCGTCTTGAATAAAGAGTATCAGGTTGCTTCCGTCCCGACTGCAAACACATACACTGTTGTCATGTCTGTCACAGCAAACGCCTCGGACAGTGGGACAGGTGGAACAGTTACGGCAAGATATCAGATCACAACCGGCCTTGATACTCAGGTCGGTGGTATCGGCTGGGGCGCAGGTGTTTGGGGTGGAGCAACGGCTCCGTTCAGCGTAACTACGCTTGGCACAAATCCTATTCAGACGGCCACGTCATCAAACGTATCGTCACCCTATGACAGAACAACTCTTACGATCACGCACTCAACGCATGGTTTGAGCGACGGAGATTCCATTGTTATCTCTGGAGCAACTGCTGTCGGTGGTGTTGCTGCGGGGTTTATCAATCGTGCGTTTGATATCTTCAACGTCGCTACAAGCAGTTACGACATCTATGCTCCGACCAATGCGACATCCAGCACGACTGGCGGTGGCAGCTCTGTTGTTGTGACAGCTTACAAAGCAGCCGGAAATGTGGGTTGGGGTGAAGCAGCTTCTGTCAGCGTCGGAAACAGCCTCCGTCTCTGGTCATCGGATAACTTCGGTCAGGACTTGATCTTCAACGTCCGTAATGGCGGCATTTATTATTGGTCACCTACTTATGGCAGCGGCGCTCGTGGTGTTGCTCTTAACTCCCTTACGACAGATCCCATGTGTCCTACGATTGGTGCCGTTGTCAGGACATCGGATCAAGAACGTCACGTCATTGTATTCGGTGGAAACAATTACTTAGAGAACGATGGCGTTACAATAAGCAGCGCACAAGATCCGCTTTTGATTAAGTGGAGCAGTCAGGAAGACTACACCGTCTGGTCTCCGTCTGCCACAAATTCAGCGGGTGATTTGCGTCTCGGATCCGGTACGAAGATTGTTCACGCTGTTGAAACAAAACGCGAAATCCTCGTTTGGACGGACGCGGCATTTTACTCTATGCAGTATCTCGGTCCTCCGTACACTTACGGAATCAACCAACTTGCGGCAAACATCACTGTCCTCGGGTTCAACTCCTTCGCAAACGTCGAGGATGTTGTGTACTGGATGGGCAACGGGAAGTTCTATGTGTATGATGGACGCACGAGCGAGCTGCCTTGCGCCATTCTCAAGCACGTATTCGACAACTTCAACTACGAGCAGTCCGACAAGGTGTTCGCTGGTGTGAACAGCAAGTTCAATGAAGTGACGTGGTTCTATCCGACAGCCGACTCAAACGAAAACAACGTCTACGTGACATATAACTACGCTGAAAGAGCGTGGACATATGGCACCTTGGCACGTACAGCGTGGGTAGACAGTGGCACTGAAACCTACCCGATTGGCGCTGGTGTGGACGGCTATCTCTACAACCACGAACTCGGAACAGATGACGGCAGCACAAACCCGTACTCTCCGCTCCCGACACATATCGAAAGCTCACCGATTGAAATAGAGAGCGGCGATAAGTTCGCATTCATCCGCAGGATTATTCCGGATATTGGGTTTTACAACTCTACGTCCTCGTCTCCGACCGTGACAATGACGCTCAAGACCCAAAACTTTCCGGGTGCGAATTACCAGAATACCTCAAACTCGCCTATCAGCCAGACGGCAACCATCCCCGTAGAGCAGTTTACGGATCAGGCTTTTGTACGTCTTCGTGGCAGACAGGCCAGCATCAAGGTAAGCAGCAATCAGGTCGGAACATTCTGGACTCTTGGCACTCCGCGTATTGAAATACAACCGGACGGGAAACGGTAAATGGACCGCAGAGTCGCCTTCCCTGTCTTTGGTAATCCGCCTTCGGACTATGACAGGCAGTTCTTTTACGACATGTCTCGTAAGTTGAACCAGCTTGTGACACTTATGAGAACACCGGGAGAGGGCCGGAACACAACGATTGTTTTGACGAACCTTCCGAGCAGTGATTATGGGCTAGAGCCAGGTACGATCTTCTCCGTTAACGGGGCTCTTCGTGTGTCGGTCTTGAACATGCCATATGTAAGTGGGTTGTCTTCGACAGCTTTAGTGGGAGCGGTTACCGTAACCACCTGAGGCTTGTAATTTTAGAGGTAAAACGGTATCTTGCAGGAGCCATCGCAACAGGTTTGGCCCCCTGCCTAGAGCATTAACTTCCAGGGATAGATTTATGGTGCAGGGTATAGAAACACTTCAGAGTCCGGCTAATCAAAACCCAGCCGACCAGTATCCTCAAGAGGCTGTCCAGCAGTTTGGGGAAGCCCTTAACAGTCTTTCCGAAGAAGAGATCGAGGCTCTTCGCGATCTGACAGATGACCTCCGTGAGATGAGCCCGGAAGAACTGACCGCATTGAAGCAGGTCATTGACTTCCTTGTTCGCCGCCAAGATCAGTATGACGCAGCAGTCCAGACGGTTATTCGTCAGGGCTTGGTTGAGCCGGGCGATCTGCCACCTGACTTTGATCCGGTGTTCTTTGACATCCTGTCCCGCATGGTTGATGCGGCCATTGCCGGGGAAGAACCACAGCAGTTTGCGGCTGGCGGCATTGCTTCGCTGAAGAAGAAGTCCCGTCGTGTTGCAAAGGCTGGCCGTAAAGGCGACACGATGCTGGCGCATCTTAGCCCGAGCAGCGCAGAGACGCTTCGTTCTATGGGTGGTTCCGGAACCACGAACCCGCAGACGGGTCTCAAGGAATATTTTCTCGGTAACATATTCAAAAGTATCGGAGGATTCTTTAAGAAGGCTGTCGGTGCAGTGCTTCCGATTGCACTCAGTATGACCCCACTTGGTCCAATCTTTGGTGCAGCAATTGGCTCCGGCATCGGTGCTATGATCAACGGCGCAAGCCCGGGCCAGGCATTGACAGCGGGTCTTTTGGGTGGTGCTGGCGGCGCTTTGTATAGCGGCATCAGCGGTGCAATGAGCGGCCAAGGCTTTATGAGCGGTATCACCAATGCGCTTCCCGGCAGTGTTCAGGGGATGCTTGGGATAGGTTCTGCTGCGGCTCCGGTAACCCCTGGAACAGCTACTCCTGCTGCGCAAGTTGCAGGCGGCAGCGGTAATTACATGAGCCAGATCGGTGGCGGTGCTGCACAGGCTGCGGCGGCTCCGGGCATGCTTGATACAGCAAGGAACTGGATCTCAAACAATCCTTTGACTGCGGCGGGTATTGCAGGCCTTGGCGGTGTTGCTCTTGCGTCTGCAATGCAGCCCGAAGAAAAAGCCCAGAAGATGGAAGAGCGTAACGTCGAACCTGTTCGCTTTGCCCCTGGAACATTCAAGGTGTACGAAGCCCCGAAGGTTAACGTCGTCCCAACATACTCCCCTGCATACGCTGCCACAGGCGGCGAGATCGACGCACGTCGTGGCGGGCATTTGAGTGGGCCTGGCACGGGTACAAGTGACAGCATTCCAGCCCGTCTTTCTGACGGGGAGTTTGTTATGACAGCAGCGGCTGTCCGTGGTGCGGGTGGCGGTAGCCGTGAAAAAGGTGCCAAGCGCATGTACGACATGATGCACAAGTTTGAGAAGAGGGCGTAACGATGGTTGAGACCACGAGACAGGAACAGATAGTTCGCGAACCAGAGTGGATGGAGGCCTATCGAAAAGGCCTCATCGAAGACGTTCGTGACGTAACCGGAACAGCGAGTCCGATTGCGGAATATCAGGTTGCTGGCTTTGCCCCGGAACAGGTCAGGGCTCTTGAGCTTGCCAAGGCAGGCATCGGTGCATATCAGCCATTCTTGCAACAGGCCGGGCAAAGTTACGGTCAGGCCGGGCAATCCTATCAGGCTGGCGCGGGAATGGGTCTTGCCGGAGCGCAGGCCTACGACCCGAATAGCGTCAACCAGTACATGAATCCGTACCAAGCCGCTGTAACTCAGAAGGCTATGGAAGAGATGAACCGTCAGGCCGCTATTCAGCGCCAAGGCGTTTCTGCTCAGGCTGTACGTGGTGGTGCTTTCGGTGGTTCACGCTTCGGTGTTCAACAGGCAGAACTCGGTCGTAATCTGGCAGATGTCCAATCTCAACGGATCCTGCAAGACTATTCGCAGAACTATTCTCAGGCACAGCAGGCAGCAATGTCAGCGTTTCAGAATCAGCAGCAGCGTATGCAGCAGGCTGGTGCAATGGCAATGAGCGCCGGACAGGGGATCGCTGGCCTTGGACAGAACTACGCTAACCTCGGTCAGATGACCTCTGCCCTTGGTCAGGGTGAAGCCTCGTTCCAGTACAACCTCGGTCAGAACGTGCAGCAGCAGAACCAACGTCAGCTTGAAGCACAGCGCATGAACCAGATGCTCTATAATCAAGAGCCGTATCAGCGTCTGTCTTACTATGCAGACATTCTTAACCGTACACCTTCGGGCCAAAGCACGACGACGCAAACATCTGCTCCTTCACCGTCTCCGTTCTCGCAGATTGCTGGTGTCGGTCTTGCAGGTCTCGGTGCTTATAACCTCTACAACCAGCCAAGGTAAGTCATGCGCGATCCAGTTCTTGACCGTGAGATGTTTCGTAATCCGAATGACATGGAGTCAGGCGGTATTCCGTCTATTCCAAAGTCTGCTTCGA